ACACACATAAGATAGTTAACTTAGTAGCGGGTAGTGCGGCAGGAGATGCAATAGAGTTTGCTCAATTTAAGACACCTACCTTTACAGGTAATGTCACCATGTCATCTACTGGGTTTGCCTTAATTCCCGCAGGAACTACCGCAGAACGCCCCGTAAGCCCCGCAAATGGTCAGATTCGTTATAACACCACGACTGCTCAGTTTGAAGGCTATCAAGGCGGTGCATGGGGTCAATTAGGTGGTGGTGCTACGGGTGCAGGTGGGGATGAGGTATTCGTGGAAAACTCAAGAGTCGTAACTACAAACTATACAATCCCTGTAGGCAAATCAGCCGAAAGTGTTGGGCCTATCACGATAAATTCGGGAATTTCGGTGACTGTAAGTTCAGGTGAGCGCTGGGTAATTCTTTAATGTTCTACACATACGCCCATTACACGCCAAACGGCAAAGTTTTCTATATCGGCAAAGGTGTAGATGATAGAGCATACTCTTTTTCAGACCGCAGTCACGCTTGGAAACGAGCCGTAAAAATAAATAAAGGTGTAAACATAGAAATATTGGCACATTGGCATACTGAACAAGAAGCCTTTGAACACGAAAAAGTGTTAATTAGCTGTTTTACGGATATGAAGCACCCATTGGTAAACAAAACCAAAGGTGGCAAAGGTGCTTATGGCGTTGTTTTTTCGGAAGAACGCAAACAATATTTAAAACAAAAACTTACTGGCTTAAAACATGGATTAGTTACCTGCCCAAATTGCAGTAAAACTGGCGGTCAAACAAGTATGAAACGATGGCATTTTGATAATTGCACAGGTAAAAAAGGTACATTTAAGGCTAGAGTATCTTATAATAATGAAAGGCTGTCTTTAGGCAAGTTTGCAACGCAACAAGAAGCAGACCAAAAATGTATTGATTTTTATGCTTCAGTAAAAAAACCTTTGCCAAAAGAATTTATTAGACATAAAGGGTTAAGTATATGAGCATCGTACTTCAAGGAAGCACTTCAGGTAGCGTTACATTACAAGAACCAGCCGTTGCTGGTACTACTGTATTAGACTTGCCAGCCGTATCAGGAACAATCCTTACAACTACATCACCTAAAGCTGGTAATGTGTTGCAAGTAGTTAATGCCACTTATAGCACTTATACATCTTTTTCAACTTCTACATTTGTTGATTCAGGGTTAACTGTATCTATTACTCCAACAAGTTCTAGTAGCAAAATATTAGTTTTTGTTTCTTTAGCTGGTGTAGGAAAAGCTAATTCTGATACTGCTTTTGTAGCAAGATTATTAAGGAATAGCACAAGCATTTCAGACATGGAAGGCAATGCTGGTAGTTCAGGTAGTTCTTCTGCAAATGGAATAGGTACTGTTGCCATGACTTATTTAGATTCACCAGCAACAACTTCTTCTACAGCTTACAAAGTGCAATGCTTATCTGCTGGTAATGCGGCATCTACAAGAATTAATGATTATTATTCAGGTGCAAATCCTTCTGTTTCTACAATTACTCTTATGGAGATAGCGGCATGAACCACGAAGCTATTTTTGCTCTTAATTTAAACATTAAAGTCATTCGTGGCGATGTAGCTTACGATGCAGACGGCAATGAAGTCGCATACGATAAAGTCGCAGTACAGGCTTATGTAGATGCTCATGCTTATATTGCTAAAAGAGCATCAGAATACCCACCCATCACCGATTACATTGATGGTGTAGTAAAGGGCGACCAAGCACAGATTGATAAATACATAGCGGATTGCCTAGCTGTAAAAGCTAAATATCCAAAGGGAGTAGCATAATGTCCGTATTGATAAATGCCAGCACCAGCACAGGTTTAGTTCAAAGTGCCGACACAAGCGGTGAGATTGAACTTCAATCTAACGGCACAACTGCACTAAAAGTAAACACCAACGAGGGTATTCAAATCCTAAACTGCTTGGGTGTGGGTAACGCTACCCCATCTACTAGCGGTGCTGGTATTACATTTCCAGCTACTCAATCAGCAAGCACAGACGCTAATACGCTAGATGATTATGAGGAAGGTGACTTTACACCATCAATAACACAGGGCAATACTTATTCAACTAGAGTTGGAAGATATACAAAAATTGGCAGAGTTGTTAATTTTTATATTAATATAGAATGTACCGTTACAAATGGTGGTGGCGTTGGAATGGATATTACTGGACTACCTTTTACTATACTTAATACATCTGGAATGTATTTTCCATGTTCTGTTTTTGCACATACAGGATGGTTTGTTACTAGTTCAACCGCAATGCAAGCTCAATTAGCGCCCAATACAACAATAATATCTATGTTTGGGTTTCAAAATTCCTCTGGTACAAATTATTTAAGACCAACAACAAATAGCGTTGGTGCAACAGTTTATATTGAACTCGCTGGTTCATACCATGCCGCATAAAGGATAAAAAATGCTTACAGAACGCACAGAAATAGACCAAATTGAAATTGTTCAGTTATGGAACATCCAAGTTCGCCAAGCTAATATTATTGAACGTGATGGCGACCTTGTAACCAAAACATATTTGCGTTGGGTATTAACCCCTGATATGGACATTAGCGACCAAGAACAAAAGGTTCAAGACATTGCTAATGCCGCATGGACACCCGAAGTTCGCCAAGCATACGAAACATTTAAGGCTGAACAAGCCAATAAGTTAGGAGCGTAATATGCCAATTACCTTAGACGGCACAAACGGAATAACAACTCCCATGTACAACGGGAGTATTACTGCTAATGCGGTAACTCCATCCGTTAATATGAAGAACCGCATCATCAATGGTGCGATGGTGATTGACCAGCGTAATGCTGGTAGTGCAGTTACAACAGATGGTGCATATCCTGTTGATAGGTTTATAGTTTTTGAAGATACGGATGGTGCTTATTCTGCACAACGAGATACAAATGCTCCTGCTGGCTTTATAAATTCTTTAAAGTGGACTACAACTACAGCAGATACTTCAATTGCTTCTCAGTATGCTGGAATTAGCCAATCGATTGAAGGTTTTAATGTTGCAGATTTAAACTGGGGTACTGCTAATGCAAAAACAGTAACCCTTTCGTTTTGGGTACGCAGTTCGTTAACAGGCACTTTTGGTGGCTCATTTAGAAATAGTGCAAACAATCGCTCTTATGCGTTTACTTACACAATTTCAGTCGCAGATACATGGGAGTTTAAAACAATAACTGTTACTGGCGATACAAGCGGAACATGGCTAACTGACAATGGTGCTGGATTAAAAATATTCTTTGGGCTAGGTGTTGGTTCTTCATTTAGTGGTACTGCTGGAGCATGGGCTGGTTCTAATTTTTTATCGGCAACAGGTGCGGTATCTGTTATCGGAACTCTTGATGCCACATGGTTTGTCACAGGAGTTCAGCTAGAGGTAGGCTCTACAGCTACTAGCTTTGATTACAGACCTTACACTACAGAGTTAGGGCTTTGCTATCGCTATTGCTACGCTTTGTATAAAGGCGATAACATTTATTACGCTAATGGTCTTTACTACAACTCAACAAATGTTAGAACACAAATACAATTTCCTGTAAATATGAGAACCACCCCAACTATTACTTACACAGGGTATTCTTCTTTTTATAGAGATAACACTTTAGACGCAAACAATGTGAATGGGTGGACAGTAAATGCTGGAAATAGTAATACTGTGCAATTAAGCAGTTCAAACTCAATGTCAGGAACTGCTGGTCAATCAGGTCTGTTATATTCGGGCGGTACTTCACAGTTAATTTTCTTAGCGGAGTTATAAAATGTATCAATTACAAAAAGATTCTGTTTTAGACAAAGTCTGTGCCGTTAATAAAACTACAGATAATGGAATGATGTCTATCCCTATTTGTGCTGACAACACCGACTACCAAAACTTTAAAAAAGAAGTCTTAGCTGGTGCAGAACTGCAAGATGCCGATGGGAATGTGATGACGGATGCTAGTGCGTTTATAGCGACTTTGCCATGACACTAACCAAAGATTTTATTCATTCTTTGTTTGAATATAAGGATGGTAATTTAATTTGGAAAGTCAAAAACACTAAAGGTAAGGAAGCTGGCGCATTACGACCAACAGGTTATGTTGTTGTAGAAATTGATAGCAAACCAGTTATGGCGCATTGGCTAGTATGGATTATGCACAACGGTAATTTTGACGGGTACATAGATCATATAGACGGTAATCGTTCAAATAATAAAATTGAAAACTTGCGTGTTGTAACTTGGACTGAAAACCAATGGAATCGCAAGATTAGCCACAATAATAAAATTGGCATAAAAGGCGTTAGGGTTAGAAAAGATAGCAGTAAATATGAGGCAAGAATTACTGTTAACAAAAAAAGAATTGTTTTGGGAAGTTACAAAGATTTAGAGTTAGCTGAATTAGTTATGATTATGGCTAGAGAAAAATATCATGGAGTTTATGCTAAACATGGATAACCAAGGAATAGATTTAGTTAAATATGGCGCACTTTGGCAGAAGGTAGACAACTATGAAGCCAAGTTCGATGAAATGTCTAAAAAGATCGACAAGATGGAAGCTTCTATTGAAGAACTGGTTGCAATGGCTAATCGTTCTAGGGGCGGTTTTTGGGTCGGCATGGGGTTTGTATCAGCTATTAGTTCATTCGTGGGTTTTATCGCACATTGGCTTGGTAACAGGTAGGTTATCAATGTGTCGGATGGTTTACTAGAAGGTGCAAAGTCCCTCAGTAGTTCCCTAAACGCAAGTCGGGATGTTAGTAAAGAACTATCTAAAAGTATTGCGGATGTTCAAAAAGAAGCTTCCGATGTAGCGCAACAGCGTAACCTTGACAGGCGCAGGGAACTTAGAGAGAACGAGGTACGCAAGGAACTATTCCTCAAACGAGTCCTAATTCAGTGGGAGCATGAGGAGCAGGTCAGGCGGGAAGAAGCAAAGATACGGGCAGACTTTTTAAAGAAGTACGGTAAACGCTGGGCTGAAGTCGAGGCACTAAAAGCCAAGTTAGAGAAACAGGACAAAGAATTTGAAAAGGCATTTAATAAAGACCTAAATCGTGCAAGAGTAGCGCAATTTTGGTGTTTTGTAGTAGCTGGATATATCGCTTATTTTTTAGTGTGGGGGTCTAAATAATGGATGCACTACTTGGAATCTTAAAAGGCGTTGCGCCTGTCTTAGCAACAGCGGTAGCAGGGCCAGCAGGGGGTGCGGCAGTAGGCTGGATAGCCTCAAAGCTAGGCATCCCTGACGATACAATAGAAGGGGTCACCAAAGCCCTTACAGGCAATCCTGAGATGGCTATGAAGCTTAAGGAACTTGACCTTGAGTACGCTAAATTAGAAGCCCAAGACCGTGATTCTGCCCGTAAAGCATATTCCGCTGTAGCGACCTCAGAACACGCTACAAAGCTTGATAAAGCGGTCGTACCTATCCTAGCCCTAGGAACAGTCACCCTAGCATTTAGCTTTATCGCTATCCTAATGTTTCGAGATGTACCCGTAGACCAACAGCAGATGGTGATTTTTGCCCTAGGATTTATTACCAGTAGCGCAGGACAAGTCTTATCGTTCTACTTTGGGTCTAGTCAAGGGTCTAAGGACAAGAACAAAGAGATACAGGAGATGATGAAAAAATGAACCTATCCGAACACTTTACCCTAGACGAACTGACCCACACAGACCATCGTCAGTTTGACAATACGCCAAATGCCTCAGAGATGGCTAACCTTGTGCGCCTAGCATCCTTCCTTGAGGAAGTTAAGTCTGTCTTAGGTAATAAACCCGTGATGGTTAACTCAGCTTTTCGTTGCAAAGAAGTCAATGACGCTGTAGGATCAAAGGACACTAGCCAGCATCGGATTGGATGTGCCGCAGATATTCGAGTACCGAGCATGACCCCCGATGAAGTCGTTAAGGCGGTGATCGCATCGGGGATTGGATATGACCAAATTATTCGAGAATTTGACCGTTGGACACATATTAGTATTCCTAATATTGCTGGCACTGCTCCTCGCAGACAAGCACTGATTATTGATAAGGCTGGGACTAGACCCTACGCTTAAAACAGTTCGGTCAGGTCTACGATTTTCCACAAGTCCTTAGGAACATCGTAGAAGTATTCGTCACGGGCTACTGCCCTGTTGGGTACTTCTATTAACGGGCAATCCTTAATCTTATTTGCCCTGATCCAGTAAGCGTGGGTCAAAGGTTTATTGACTACATACATGGTGGTTCTAGGGTGATTAAATAACTTATCTTTGCGCTGGGCTATGTGGATCGTGTTAAACGGGCAAAACTCCCAATCCCTGACCTCTACCTCGGCATACCCTAAATGCTCCCCCTTGCGGCTTAATATGAGGTCTACAGCGTATTTATCGGGGTTAGGGGTAGCATCGATATACCAAAGGTTTCTGAGCCACCTAGCGACCGCATCACGGGCAGGTGGGTCACAGGCATCGTGCAGGGCTTGGTCAAACTTTTTATATTGCATAGCCGTGCATTAGGTAGTTAGTACCAAAGAACACCACGCAGAATAGGATTGCCGCCAAACCACCAAGCAAGAACATACGGATAGACTCGATACGCTCTTTCTTCTTCTCTGAGGCCCGTAAAGCGTTGTACGCCTCTAAGTCACCCCAACCCTTATCAATCATGCGCTGGCGTTGCTCAAACTTGCGCTGTGCCTCATAAAAGCGTTCTGCATCTCGTTCACTCTGTAGCATGATGACTCCTTATTGAAAGATACGATAACGGGGATTGCAGGTCACTTCTACGGGTACATCGGTGGTAACCCCGTTAATCCTGCGCTTGGCGGTAATGACTACGGGGCGTGTGCCAGCATCCTCACACTCGTTAATGCCTAGAATTACTTGCGCCCGTGTCATGTGATACGCCTGTTTGTCAGTTTCTAGCGTGACATTGGGTGGTTCAAACGAACTACAGGCGGTAAGACTTAGCGTACTTAGCAACAAAACATACTTCATAAAAACCTTTCTGCCCCCGTAGGGGCGTTGATTAACGGGCTGTAACTTTGAGGGTAATAACTGCGGTGGTCTTGGTGTGTTTCTCGATTAACTCGGCAGGTACATTGGCTTCTGCGTACACAGCCTTGTTATCTACGGTCTTGCGCTGGGATAAGGTCACACACGCTTTGTAGAGGTTACCCTCGATGTGTCCTTCTTCTTGCTTAAGTTCGGTCTTGAGTGCTTCTGCCTGTGCTTCTAGGTCAGCAATCTGTGCCAAGAGCATACCTAATTGGTCAACTTTGGTAATTTGTAGGTCTAAAACTTGCATTTGATTCTCCTTTTCTATCTCACTGCCCGATGCAGTAATGACAGTATAAGTTAAGTAATCTTAACAATGCAAGGTATTTTTATTAGGATATACCCTATGTTTTGGAGAAAAACAACAGGGCAGTATTTAGCAGTTACTAGCAATAGGGCAGAAAGCCGCAAAATTCCCTAATTACTGCATCCTACTTTGGCGGCTTAACGCCCTTAAATAAGTGGGGTACTCGCTTGCGCTTTCCCCCGTTCCCGTGAAGGAACTTTAATTATAAGCCGTTCTTGATTTGGTAAACCCGCAGTAGATGCTCAAAACATTCCCAGCCCTTTTGAAGCCGATCCTGCTCAATTTCAATGAGTTTGACCTGATTGGTCAGGGCATTGACAAAGACGATAGCGCAC